GCGTCAGACCGAACAGGCTAATGACATAGAAACAGATCGTACAAATTTTAATAACACATTTGTTTTAAACGAGATTGAAAAACCATTACAAAATTTAACATCAGTAAAAGACAGAAAAGCATTTCTCGAACCTGAGAACCTTAGTCAAATTCAGATAAAATATCAGAATGAAATAACAAAACCTGAGAATAAACATTTACAACAGTTTACTTCTAGTGGTGAATTAGTCATGCCACAAGAAATACTAGGTGCTGTTGCTAAATCTGATACAGGTGCTACTGATACAAACGTAGCTACAGCAGAAAAATATTCTGATACTTTTAACAAGTTAGAAGATAAGCTTATTAAAACAGCTGTAAAAGATTATAAGTATGGCGAAGGAGCAGACAAAGAATTAATCGGTACAGATTTAATCACAGTCGAACGTGCAAGAGATGACTTAAGAAGTAAATTTTTATCACGTAGCGAAGAGCTCGAAATGCTGCTAGAAAATAGACCAAGAGGTAGATCATTTAAAAGTGTAGAGCTAGATTTTATACAAGGTATATTTGAAAAAGAAGTATTACCTAATATACAAAAAGGTTTATACGATAAATCTGGTAGTGTTGGTGTAACTAAAGAGCTCATATTCCACAAAGGTGTATTAGTTGAACAGTTTACAAACAATGAAGATTTAAAAGATTCTCCCGTACCCGTAGGATTATCAGAAAAGAATAACTTTGAAAGATCTAAAGGATGGTTAGATAGTGGCCGTACTATAAATAAAGATGTACTTAAGTTTTACGATGAAGTGCCTATGTTTAAAACACTACCCGACGGTACAAAAGTACCTATGACTAATCTAGAAAAATGGACATACAGAGCTAAAGCTATAGGTGCACTTAAAGAAAACGAAGCTAACAAGATACTAGAGTACGATGATACAAGAAAGTACTTTACAATGAAAGATCTTGCTATACTACGTAAGCAGCCAACTGATGGTAAATATCTACAGATTACTGCTGAAGTATTACCTGACTTTAAAGAAGCTTTGCTAGCTATGAAACCTAGTGCAAGTTCGGACTTTAATACATTTGAAGCAAACTTTCCTAGCACAGGTAGAGATAACCCAAGAAAAGATAACTTACAGGGACTTAATTTAGAACAGATACAAGCACTTGTACTGACTAATGACATGAACAAAATAGGTTACTTTGAGCTTGATGGAGAAAGGTTGTATAATACTATTAATGAGCTAACATCTAAAGGCATGATAAAAAAAGGTCAAAAGTTTGACCAGAACGCACAGTTCTACGTTAGAATGTATATGCTACAAAAGAATATAAATCAACGTAAAAGGTCTTTATCAGGACTTACAGTTATACCATACGCTCAAGGTCAACAACCTACAACTATGGGTATAGGTGGTAAAGGTACAGATGGTGGTACAACTACATTAGGTAATACTCAAGATGATTCTGACTGGTTAGGAATACCTAACTTTAGTTATAATGATCTAGAAATAATGAGAAGAGTATTCCCATTAATGGAGACTCATCCTATGTCCAGTTTTGCTACTATGACTAAAGGTGTAAGTCAACTATTTCTTGATGCACCAGACAAAAAGAAATTCTTTGAAAAAGATAGATACCTACAACATGATATTAGTAGAAGAGCTATACTAGATTCATTAACACCTAAACCAGTAGATACAACAAAACGTAAAAGAAACAGAAACTAATGGAAGAAGATTATGGTATTGACGTAGAAGCTGCTAGAGGTGCTGGTAATAAGTACTTTGAATTTCTTGACGAATACGAAAAGAAAGAAGAAGCAGATCGAGTCGTACAACAAGAGCAGACAGATGTAAAGAAGCAAGAGTCTGCCGAATTAGAAGATCCGAGAGATGCCGGTACATGGGGTGCAAAGGCTTTAATTAAAGAAGGTCAATCCATCCTCTCTGGTGGTCTACAAGATACAGCGTCTTCTATCGCAACATTTCCAGAACGTACAGTAGATGCGTTGTCTGGAGAAATGCAAAGAGAGAAAGAAGAAAAAGGATTCTACAAACCAGAGTGGACTCCTTTTGATTCCTATGATAATCCTATAGAAACTAAAACATGGTGGGGTAAACAACTACGTGCTTTAGTTCACTTTGGATCATTAGCAGTCGGTACTGTGGTAGCAGCTAAAGGTGCTGCCGCTACAGGTATCGTAACTTTACCAGCAGCTCTAACAGGTATAGCTGGTAGTAGCATCGCAAGAGGTGCAGCTATAGGAGCTGTGTCTGACCTTGTATCTAAAGAGTCAGACGAGCAAAATGCTATGGGTGCATTGCGTGACAGATATGGCTGGTTTGACACACCGCTAGCTACAAAGGATACTGACCATCCTGTTATGATGAAGATAAAAAACATCGTAGAAGGTATGGGTATAGGGTTATTCTTTGATGGACTAGCGTATGCACTTAAGAAAGGTGCAGATCCTGTTGTCCAACAAATAGCCAAACGAAACAAAAGTGTAAAAGATCAAACTGTAGAAGCTGGCGTAGCACAGTTACGTGAAGGCGAAGTACAGTTTAGAGCAGATAAAAACGGACCAGTAGCAGAGCCACATCAAGGTGCTCATCCTTCAGAAGTTGACCCACAGCTTGCTAGAGAACAACTATCACGTACACGTAACGAATGGGGAGCTGAAGAAGGCTCTACAGGTTCTGTAACTAGACCCATGGAACGTGAACGTATCGCACTAAAAAGTGGTACAGACGATGCAACAGTTGAACGTATCTATCAGACTCTAGTCGGTAACGACAAGTTTCAGAAAGATATGGCAAAAGCAAAAGGTAATAGAAAACTACTAGCATCTACATATAGAGAAGCTGTAGAAGGTCATCAGCGTATTACACAGGGTAGAAATGCAGCAGAAATGTCACCAGCAGAATATCTAAAAGAGTTATATGAAACTAACGATATTACTGAGGGTGTTGAAACATGGACAACTAAGAACGTAGTTATTGCTGACTTAGTTGCTGGTACATTACTAAGACAATTACGAGATACTGGCATAGCTGGTAGAGAAATAGCTGACTTAGTTAACCTTACTGATATAGACGGTCCAGCAAAACAGATTGTAGATACTATGCTGACTTTGATGTATGAAACAAAGAAAGCAAGATTTGTAAAATCAGATGACTTCAGAAACTTCGGTGCTGGTAAGTCACGTAAACAAGCAGTCTCAGAAGCACTTGCTAAAGAACAACAAGACTCTAAAGATGCAATACTAGCTATCTTAAAAATCGCTAAAGAAGGCGATGATGATATGCTACTAGCAGTCTTTGAAGCTTTCTCTATGATGAAAGATATAAACTCTGTTGATGACTTTGACAAGTGGGCTAGAACATTATTATATGGTGGTAAATTAGATCCTAATGCACCAGACAGAACAGGTGCTCTTATACGTGAGCTACAAGGTGTAACTACACACGGTATATTAAGTGGACCTAAAACTCCAATTCGAGCAATTATGGGTACAGGTAGTGCGACATTCTTACGTCCATTATCTACAGCTATGGGTGCTTTAATACGTTATCCATTTACTGGTGACTCAGCTACACTTAGATCTAGTTTAGCATCAGTTAATGCTATGGTAGAAGCTATACCAGAAGCTTTTGACTTATTTAGAACTAGACTAAATGCTTACTGGAAAGGTGATATATCTACTATTAAAACTCGTTTCGGTGAGTTTACTAAAGGAGATAATAACTGGGAAATATTACGTCGTTGGGCAGAAGATAGCGGACGTGCAACAGACGGAGAAAAAGCTGCGTTCCGTATAGCTAATATGGCACGTCAGATGAACAGTAATAACTTACTTACATACTCTACTAAGCTTATGGCAGCCACTGATGATTCATTTGGCTTTATACTTGGTAGAATGAAAATGCGTGAAAAGGCTATGCGTAGAGTTCTTGATTTACAAGGCAATGGTATCCAGACACCACAAATCAATAGGCAGCTTATGAAAGCTTACCAAGATGATTTTTATGGTCAGATCTATGATGCTGCCGGTAACATTACAGACGAAGCGTTAGACTTTGCTAAGAAAGAAGTTACACTAACACAACCCTTAACAGGCTTTGCAAAAGGTCTTAACGATGTATTTGCAGGCACACCTCTAGCTAGACCATTCTTTTTGTTTGCTAGAACTGGTGTAAACGGACTTGCATTAACAGGTAAACATACACCCGGATTTAACTTTCTTGTAAAAGAATTTAATGATATAGCATTAGCATCAGCAGATGACTTAGGAAGCGTACGTCAGTATGGTATTACGTCAGCTGAAGAACTAGCTAACGCTAAGGCTTTACAAACAGGTAGATTAGCGATAGGTTCCGCTGTAACATTTATGGCAACTATGGCTTGGATGCGTGGAGATCTAAATGGTAATGGACCAGTCGACAGGCAGAAAAGACAGATGTGGCTTGATGGTAAATGGGAACCAAGAACTATTAAGATAGGTGCAGTTCGTGTTGGTTACGACCAGTTTGAACCATTTAACTTAATTATGTCTACTATAGCTGACGTAGGTGACGCAAGTGAACTTATGGGTGAAGAGTGGACAGAAGGTGAACTACAAAAAATTTCTCTTGTTGTTGCACAGGCAATTACAAGTAAGTCATACCTAGCTGGTATACAGTCTTTTGTAGATTTATTTGGTGGTAGACCCGGACAAGGACCACGTATTTTAGCATCACTCGCTAATAATACTGTACCTTTAGCTGGTTTACGTAACGAATTAGGACAGCTATTTACACCATATATGCGTGAAATAGGATCAGGTATTGGTCAGTCTATACGTAACAGAAACCTAATAAGTGAAAATTTAACATTCCTAAATCCATTAGCACAACCGTTACCAGTCAAGTATGATATACTTAATGGTAAACCAATTAAAGATTGGGACTTTTTAACTAGAGCTTATAATGCTGTAAGTCCAGTTTCACTAAACTTAGAGCAAAGTGAAGGTAGAAGATTCTTATTTGACAGTGGATATGACTTACGTTTATCTACATACTACGCACCAGACAGCACAGATCTTACAGATAGTCCTAGACTTAGATCAGAATTTCAACGAGAACTAGGTCAAGAAGGTCTAGAGCTAGCATTAAATAGATTAGCTAAAGATGCGAAAGTTATAGCATCTATGGAGCAAATGTATGCTGACATAAAAGCTGGTAAACGTGCTGAGTTTAATGCTAGAGATTACTACCATAATATTATGATAGATAGAATCTTTAGACAAGCACGTCGAAGAGCATGGGCAAGAGTGTCTACAAACACACAAGCTTTAGCACTTATTGAAGAGCAAAGAGAACGACTTAAAAATCAAAGACAGAAAAAAATAGCAACCCGCAACATCCTCAACATAACTAAATAATGGCAACAACATTCGTAGATTACACTGGGGATGGAAACGCAACTAAATCGTTTTCTTTCCCTTCTTATAAGGTAGAAGATATTAAAGTTGATGTAGATGGCGTCATAAAGACAGTCAGCACACACTATAATATAACAAGCTACACAACAACAGGTGGTGGTAATGTCGTCTTTACATCAGGCAACATACCAGCAAGCCCAGCTGCAATACGTAT